AGTTATCAAAGGTAATTTTCATTTCCTCAGTTCCTACCTTACCGGGGTAGTAAACTTTATCATTGAATCTGTGAACTTCGATATCTTCTACTGAGTGACCAATATTAGTTACTTGTTTGGCAGCTAAAGTTAAAGTCTTTCCCCCTTGATTGTCGCCTAAAACAGGAAGTCCTTGGAAGTGAATTTCCCATTGATAAGCTCTGACTGAATCAAGGTTAGTTGATATTATGGGTAACTTGTTCTTTTCAGCGTTACCACGGTTTTCTATAAAATAAGGTTTGGGAATTGCCATTTATTAGTCTCCTATCAGCCACCTATTTTGGCTGATTGATTAGTTACATTCAATTCAAATACAATAACTTCAGCAGCCTTGGTGGGTTGAATTACAACCTTGCACCAAAGTTCGTTTCTATCAACTCTTACTGGAGTATTTGTGGTTTCATCACAAATGACTGAGTAGTTGATTATACCTCTTCTGCTTCTTATGTCCTCTAGGAGAGGGTTAAGTACATCACGAATAGCTTCCCAAGTGAATGGGTCGTTTGGCTCAAACACGAAGGATTGAGTGCTATTCAAAACTGCTTTGCGTAGATAGATCATCAATCTACGAACATTGATTCTGTCTAGCGCAGTTGCTGTTCTTTGTGCAGTTCTTTGTCCAAAGATAGCAATTCCAGCTTGTGGGAAACTTACGATTGGATTTACAATGTTTCCACCGCTGTACAATGAATCACGATCCCCTTGGTTTAAATTAACTTCAACCTCAGTTGGTTTTGTTAGTCTACCTCTACGGAATCCCGCAGGAGCGAACCAAGGATCTGCGATTGAATCTGTGTAGCACATTTGACGGGCAGCAAAGATTGAAGGATCATACCAACGATCTATCTCATCAAACACACTGTAAACTTTTACCCAAGGCCAGTGTACAGCAGCGTAGCTACTATTTATGGCAGCAGTTCTGGTTTCAGACTTGCCGTTTGTCCAGTCAATAGCCTCTTGTGGTGTATTGATTGCGCCGTAAGGAGGTGATACGAGTGCAACAAAGTTTTGCGTTTCTTCGGCTAGAGTAATCAATGCATTTTGAATTTGTTGATCATTCTTTCCGGGAACAAGGGCTATTGAGATATTAAGATCGTCGTAATCGAGAGCGTATATACCTGTTTTTGGTGTAACTGCATTACTACCTATTATGGCAGCAATATTTTCAGAAGCAGTTCCGGTTCCGTTGTCTCCACTATCAAGACCGTAAGTACCCTCAATTAGTTTACCTGCTCTAGCAGCAGTGATGGTTGTTTCACCTCTACCACGCAAGAATAAAGTTCCAGCACTTGTGGTATAGTAAGCTCCACCATAAACTATTGGAGTTGTTGCATTTAACCCGACATCTTTTACATAGTTAGAGATGGGGTGAGTTCCATCGGTTTCAGAAGATATTGCAACAGCAGCCATATCTGCGTATGCAGTTCCACTAACAAAGTAACCCTTGATAATATCAGATGTTCTGTTAGTTAGTCCAGTATTAATTTCTGATTCTATGAAATTGGTATCGTATAGAGATACTTTGAAACTTTCAGCCTGTGCGCCCCCATCGTTTACTGAGAATGCAGTATTAATGTTACCTAAGGCATCTAGTTCTACAGAGTTTCCGAATACTGTACCATCTGCGGCTGTCCCTAAGTTATATCCAGCACCGGGGTATAGACTATTAACATAGTAAGCTGCACCATCGGCATCTATGCTAGGTGATGGTATTGTTCCGCCATACACAAGTACAGAACTTGCCCAGCCAGTAGCATTAGCCAGTACACTAGCATCTAATCCAGTAATACTGGTATAAGGAGTAGTTCCACTTATAAATAAAGGTCTAACAGCGGAGACAGGTGTAGTGCATGCAGCGTCAGAGTAAGAACTTACTGCAATATACGCGCTGCTGCCTGCAAACGAACCATATACACTATGACCAATTGCTTTATTTATAGAAAAATATCCAATTTTATCGGCATCTAAAGATCCACCGATAACTTGTTGCATAGCTAGAGTTTGTGCTAGATATGCGCCGGAATCACCATCAACGGTTCCAGCAGGCAAGGATATTAGTTTAGGCTCTAAAAATTGTGGAGTTCCATTTTTATTAGCAACCTGAACTTTTAAATATAAAGATTTTGTATATCCGTAAGTTCCGGCATCATCGCCTGATGATACTTGAACTGTTGGGCAAGTACCAATTAAAACTTCTGTGGATGCTTCAGCAGCAGCATCAGTAGCAGCACGGACAAAGTACATGGAATTAGTTGCTTCTAAAATTTCTAGAGCACCTTCTAACCCCTGACCATCAATGTCTTCGCTAGGCTCTCCGAAAGTATTAACTAGGTTTTCTGGAGATGTGATTAGTGTAGCCTCGTTAACAGGCCCTTTTGATGCAAATCCAACTATACCTACTATAGAGGAATTACCAGCTACAGGATATGTTGATATATCCTTTTCTACAGTATAAACACCGGGAGAGAAAAAGTTTGGCATATTTTAATCCTCAAATAATCTTTACTATTTTTCTTCTAGCTAAATTAAGAACCATTTGACTAATCTCTGTCTGCTTAACAGTCATTGATTTTCTAGGGCCTAAGGCTACTAAACGATTTCCCTTTGGGGATAATAAGCATATTTGAAATGTTTGAAGAGATTCATTTATAATCGTCTTCATTTCAAGGGTTTGAGGTTGAAACATAATGGCTCCTAGATGGTACTACAGAGACTAGAATATAGTCTATAATATGTACTGCGTTCAGGTTAATAAAATTAGAAATATTTTTAATTTTCGGATGTATCGACTACGGATATAGTCCATTCAATTAAAATTTCACTGTCTGAAGATTTAACTAGCGGCCTATTTAATTTTTTATAAGCAGCTAATATTGGTTTATCTATTTTATAATTTACATCTGGGTTTTTAATAAAAAGTCCAAATTCTGTGGCACTTACTCCAATTGCCATATTTTTTTCTAAATGTAGCCTATACCGATTAGATCTGTTTAACCCACGAGTTAGACTTGAATTATAAATAGCTACCATGGCAGATGGTGAAGCTAAAGAAACCGACGAAAATGTTACAAATTTAGTAGATGTCAAACCAGATAGTGTTTTTACTTCAGCATCTAAATTAGATCCGTACTGAGTTTTAGTTAATCCAGAACTTAAATCAAAAAATGAAGTAGACGCTGTATATGGTTCATATCCAACAGTACTAGTGCCTATCTGGAAATACCCTATTTGAAAGTTTCCTACTTCTTGGTCTTCCTGCTCTGAAAATAAATTAGCTAAAGAATATCCAAATCCTTTTGTTATGATGTTATTCCCTTCATAAATTTTGGTTTTTTTACCATTATCTATTTCGTAAATTTCTACGACTCCTTTAGCTAATGCACTCATTTTATAGGATCACTCCATAAGTTTTCATCATCTATATAAGTAAATCCACAGGTCTTTTTAATCCATTGGTACATTCTAACTACCTCTCTAGGGATTGTTTCTCCTTCTGAGGTATACCAATAACCTGAGTGATTCACAGGATTAAATTGTTCATTTATTTGATTTAAAACAGTTCCTCGATAAGTTCCGGAAGTTAATCCTAAGGGAGTTAAACCCGTGGATGTACTACTCAATGTGAAATATGCAGAACTTCCAGAATACTTTGAATTAGAAACGCTAATTCCCATAAAAGACGCTAAAGCTGTTGTTACAGTTCCTGATGTCGTTCTTATGACAACCGAACCATCTACTACATTAGCTCCAACTTGATATGAGCTTGCTTGAGTAATAATTGAAGATGCTACTTGGTTAGCCGTTATGGAAGCTCCTGTAGGTAATGTAACTGTAAAATTACCCCCACTAAAACTAAATATGTTTAGAATTTGTCCATTTAAATTATATGGTTCGGCAGATGCGTAAGCATAAGCAGGATAAATGAAACCGGGAGCACGAGCTACTCTTCCATCATGTGAGATATTATTTGCTAAACAAACTGCACTTAAATCGTATAACTGTCTCCATTCGTGACCTCCACCTATCCAAGGAGATGAACTTCCATTTGGAGGAATCCCCTCGTATGTATAAAATCCATTTATAAACTCAGAGTCTGGATCTAAGCTATCTTCTGCTTCTCGATAGAATGAATATATTTTTACATCATTTCTTAACCAAGGAAATTCAACTATCATGCTACTCGGAGAAATTGATTTTCCTATTGGAGTAAGCTCGGATCTTGGAGATAATGATCCACTAGAATCAGGTTGTAAAATTATTCTTTCTACATCCCGTCTTTTTCTCCAATAACCTTCTGTGGCTCCATTTTCTGATCCATCATCAGAATCCATCAATCCAAAAAATGCTCCCAAATATGTAAATGGGAAATAGTGTGGATTCATACTAATTTGACCATACCAGTTTAATATCCCAATAACATCTGCACTTGATGTTCTTTGGAATTTATGATTTTGTAAATGTTTGGGTTTAAACGGCCTAGATGGTCTTAGCCCAGCTACTAATGCACCATTTCCACCAGCACTAGTTCCCCACAAAAATACTTTAGTAGCATCAAAACCATATCTAGCTGCATTATCTTTTACCCACTGTACCGCGATTTGTGGATCTTCATACATTGTGGGGTAAGTAGCATGAGTAGTAGCAACATCTCCTGTAGAGTTAGTATCTAATAAAGGAACACCTTGCTCTTCAAAAATACTAGACCTAGTGTTAGAATTGCCAAATCCAAATTGAGTATACGCAAACTGTCTCCATTCAATAGATACAATATCTACGCCTTTATCCAATACATATGCGCTAGCTGATAACCCATCAGGGCCTCCAGAAGTCCACTGAGGATCCATTAAGAAACTAAACAATGGTTTTTGTGGGTTACCTGAATTTTCTACTGTTCTAGTTTTATCATTACTTGACCATCCACCGCCGTGCATATACACTATGACAGCATTGCCCTCTTCATTCTGAACAGGGCTTTTATATATATTTAGCCGTTGCATAACATGGGGACCGTATCGTACATTGTATCGTACACGATCATACGGAATGTTATAAGATAAGTTAACTGCTGGGTAATTTGGATATGCCATAATCAGAATGGATGCCCGTCACCGGGGCAAGAAAGTGTTGCTGCTAGAGTGGTGACTGTACAAACTCTAGGTATTAATCCCCAATAATAAGTTCCTG